AGGGGTGCGCGAATCTCAAGATTGCGTTTTGCAAAGGTTTCAGCGGCATCTACGCCATAGCGTTTCTGTAGGATGGTATAAAAAGTCGCCCCAACAACAGCCTGTCTGGCGGCCACAGACGCGCTCTCGCGCGCTCCAATCAACCCTTCCCTTAGCTGCTGGAAGATGCTTTCGTACACCTGAGAGGTTTGTACGCCGTCCTGTAGCGTTTCCCCTGCCTGATCGATGTATTCTTGTATCAATTCCGGTAGTTTTGTCTCCATTTCGGCGGCTTCGCGTGCCGTGAGTTCTTCTGGGCGGAATCTGAGATCGTTCAATAACCCTTGATGGTGTTCAGTGCCGGCAATCTTTTCGACATATTCACCCAAAGGAATAACCAGATCACCCCCTGACAAGCGGGCCTGTTGAATTTGCGCGGCGACCGATGGGATCTCGCTGGCCACTTGCTCAGGATCTAACCCGACTGTCTGGAAATATTCGTCAAACTTATCCGCCGGGATGTGGATGTTTTCTACCGGGCCGTCTTTTGTCACTTCTTCTACGAACGAACGTGTGTGCTTTGGTGAACGCTCGCGAAGTTTCGTGGCTTGTACGCTGTCGCCGAGCATCGTCATAAAATTCTGATTCATTTTTGCTTTTTCGATCTTCGCTTCTTCATTGGCGATATTCTCAACTACCCGGCTTCCAGCATTTATCACGCCACCCATCAGGCCACCGACCAAAAGCCCCTGGCCATAAGATTTACCAAGGTCTTCATCCCATGGTTTGCCTTGAGCAATATTCTGGAATATTTGTTCAGATACGTTTTGCGGGCCTTCCTCAATCACACCTTCCTGAATAAAACCCTTGGCAGCCTGTATTGAGACGCCTTTCAATCCAGGTTTTGCCGCCTGTTTTGCGGTACTGGCCAGTAGTAAGGATTCAACCGGATCGCCTATCCCTATTTTTTCCCCAAACTTACCAGCACCAGCGCCTATAAGCCCTGTAAAGAACCCAGCGGCTGTGCTATACGTCCTCGCAGTATCAATATCAACGCCTGAATCTTGTAATGATTGATTGATTGATCCTGCCGTCATAATCCCTTCTGTACCATGGGCAGCGATTAGTGCCTGTGATCGGGTAGCACCAAATGCAGCTGCACGCTCTGCAGCGGTCATCGACCCCAATAGATACACCCATGACTGCAGCGCATCCTGGGTTAGCGCGGATGGGTTTTCGGCATAAGATTTTATTGATTCGACAAACCCACTTGCCCTGGCCACTTCTTGTTCCGCCTGCTGGGTTTCGGGGGACAGGAATGAAGATAATACATTATGAGTGTCTTTGAATCTTAATCCATAGTCTTCCAACCATTGTCCGACAGACTGCGTACTTCTAGGCCTTAATCCGAATTGGACTGTTGGATCAACCGACTCAAAACCACCAACCATCAAATCAAGTATCCCCACCAATGATTCTGCAAAAACAACCGGGCCTTTACCGGCTACAGCTACGGCGGGATCGGCTATAGCGCGGCGTATAGTAGATGAACCGCCGTCTGAGCCAAGTAAAATATCCTCAATAGCAAGGAAAGGCGCTTTGGCGGTATCTTCAATGACTTTTAATGCGTCAATATCATCCGCTGCTATCTTGGCAAAATCCGGGTCAGTCAGTGCCTTTTGCAGTTTGGGGTATTTCTTATATTGGATCTTATCCTCTGCCTGTTTTCGGTAGGTAGGGAGATCTTGTCTGACCGCATCGGCAGGGAGTCCGACCTTTTCAGATAACTTTAGGGCTTCGGCGTGTTCGTCAGGGTTTATGCCCTCTGACTGGAGAAGGTTGTTATTGGCCTTTAGCGTCGTTGATTTGCCGATAATGTCGGTCACAATTTCATCGGTTGGACGATTATCTTCAATCCCGTCTTTCTTCAGTTCCTCAGCGTAAATAGGCATTATTTGATTACCCCCGCTTTCTTACGTGCAAGGTATTCGATAATCAACGACCTTCCATTTACGTCTAGCCCAGCCTCACGAAGGTCTGCTGCTATCGTGTTGAGTTCTTCTGTGGGTATATCACTAAGATCGCGGGTGGTATCCCATAGAGTGCCTTCTTCAACCACGGTCTGGGACAGCTCTTTCAAAATCCTGTCACGTTCAGTGGCAGGGACTTTCTTCCCGTCATTTTCAATCGACCACTGTTCCATTTCAGTCTGTAGTAACTGATAGAACTGGTTGGCAAATTCGTTATCCGATTCACTTCGCCCACTGGTTTTCTTTTCCCCAAAAAGTTTGTTCAGGTATAAGTCGGCGGCGGTTTTGTTCGTCACCACAACCCCGGCGGCACTTTTGGCCTTCGTCAGTGCGGATGCGTCGTTTTTGATGAATGCCTGCTGCGCCTTAATAGCCTGATCGAAATGCGTTTGATCCAGGTCAAAGAACAGTTCTTTGTGAATGTCCATATTGACCAGTTCTTGTTTGGCCTGCTTGTCACCAGCGATTGCTTTGTTAATCTTCTGGTTAAATTCGTACCATTTCTGGGCGTTATGGACAGGCTGTTCGCCTTCCCTGAGTTTTCTTTCAGCCGCCTGCATGCTAACCAGCGTATTGCCTGGGATTTGGTCTTTCAGCTCTGGCGGGAGATCGACGGTCGATGTACCTTTACCAATCAATAACCAGGCCTCATCAATCATGTCTTTCCGCATGGCGTCCTGTTCCCCGTATCTGGCTTTGATTCTGGACACCACATCGTCCCTGACTTTGGGGTTGTCTTTGTATTGATCTCTGGCTTTCTTCAGCGCCTCTGTCTGGGACAGGTTTTCCAGCATGATCGTGTCTGTGCCCTGCTGGGCCTCGGCGCGGTTATTGTGTTCTTCAAGTACTCGTTCGACACGTATTCTGGTAGCTGAATTAATGTCATCTTTATTGGCATCATAGTAGGCCTTCGCGTAGGCAGGATCGTTCGTCACAGATGCTGATATAACCCCCGCGTGCAGATTAGATAAGGCTTCCTGTTTGGCCGCCTTTTCCACTTCTGGACTCCAGCCGTTTCTTTCTGCCTGCCCTGAGATCGTATAGTCAATTCTTGCGGCGGAGGCGGCGACGGCATCCGGGCTTTTCCAGTTACGCGCTGCTTCTTCGGATTCAAGTACCACCGTGGCCTTCGCGGTGTCTTCCTGGTATTTATTGGTCTGTTCGATGATGTGTGAATCAAGTTTCGACCGGAATGTGCCTGTCACCGGGGCGATGCGTGATCTGAACAGATTCCGTTGCCTTGCGTTGGAAAGCCCCTTTTCTATTTCGCTGATATTATCGTCGTACAGCTTGGAATAATCTTCCCTGACCTTCCCGGTTGTAATACCTTCCCCTTTGATCTGACCAAAACCCTTTTCACCGGCTGCCAGGTCGTTAGCGGCCTGCTTGGCTTTATTGATAGCATCCTCTGCGCGGGTGTCATCAATCCTGACCCCTTCACGATAACCAATTTCAGCAATAGCCGATCCGAGATTTGTCTTTGCCTGGGCGACAGCAGTTTCTCCGCCGGTCCTGGACTGAAGCGTAGGCACGCCAGTTAGCGGCTGGACCCGTGCGCGACTGACTGAAAATTCGTCTGGGATCTTAGGCACTATCCAAACCCTCTGTCATATAAGGTGCCGGGCAGATAGGCGTCGCCTTCGTCATACCCAGGGTCGGCCAAAGGATCATCTTCCGGTCCACCCCTTCCATATCGGTCATACAGGGATGAAATCCCTTCAAGCGCGGTTTGTTTCGACGCAAGGTTATAGGCGGCCTGTTTTTGCTTTCCACCCACCCTGGCCAGCTCCCCTTCGTGGCGTTTCGAGATAGCTTGGATTCTAAGCCCCCTCGCCCTTTCATCGGCGTTATATTGTGCTACTGCGCCGCGGTAATTCCCCTCCTCTTTAATCCTGGCAAGGATAGTCAGCACCGTGGGATCGGAAACTGATCCGCCGGACGCGGCAGCTTTGGCAATGGCATTGGACAATAAATAATCGTTTTCCCGCTTAATATCACGTTTGTCTATTTGCCCCGCTGCTACCTGGCTTTTTGCTTGCTGCAGAAGTACATCTGCCTCGATGTCTCTGACCTGGCCGGTATATTCGCCCGCAGCAGACTCAGCCTGCCCAGCCTCTCGTTGGCCACGATATTTTAAAGCCCGGCCACCGACCTCAATGGCGGTTGGGATCACATCGCCAAAATCAATATTGCTTGTAGCGCTACTTACGGCGTCCATTCATATACCCCTTCGTTTATTTTTGTCAGCCCCACTCTTTCCAGCAATTTACATGCCCCCGGTATATCGGGATTAGCAATAGAGATAACCGGTAATCTTGACTGCCTGGCGTATTCAAGTGTTTTGTACATACATTTCACAAACGCCTTTCGGTAATCGAACCTGTCCATATTTTCCAGCACATCCGGTCTTATTGTAGAAAACAGGATAGAGCGGGTCTTGTACCGATAAATGCCGGCAACCCCCAGCACTTCTCCGTCCCTGACAGCAGCCACGGCTTTCTGTGATACTTCCGGGGTTTTCCCGTAGAACGCGGTGAGCATTTGCGGGGTAGCGGGGATGATTTGAATCTCAGAACTTGTCATGGGTTTCCACCGGGATGACCGCAGCCAGAATAGTGCAGGGTTTTGGTGCGGTTGCCTGTAAGCATAATCTGGAATCCGAGTCCCATTCTCCGTCAAATTCAAACCCTTCCTCGTCATAGCTGGAATGAATGGTATCCGCAGCAACAATCGCGCCGTCTTTCACTAAGGGCAAGTTATCCATATTAGTAAAATCAGGCCCATACTCAAGCCCCTGATAGTGCGTGTTGTACAAAATAACCCCAAGATAGGATAATTTTTTCTTCTGGGTTAATGCCTCACCCAGGCTGGCAGCATACGCCAGCTTCATTGACTTCCATTGCGCGGTATAGCCCAGCCCGAAACAGAAATTACTTCCGTCTTCTGTTACTGAGGTTATCTGCCCGCTGGTGACTGTATAAGACCCCAGCGATTTACCATTCCCCCACAGCACACCCGTTTCACCCTCAAGATGGGAAAGGCCTGTCATTACCCCGCCTGTGACCGTACCGATGACAAACGAATCCGCCTGTCGGCTTATCGTACCTCCCTGGCATTGCGATTCCATGGCCCATTTTTCCAGATAGCGCGCGGTGGCGCTGTTGACCGTTCGTTTAACAACATAGTAAACATCATCTTCAACGCCTGATCCTGGGAGAACCACAACGTCTTCAATCAGTCCTGTCGCGCCGGTAGTTGTTACCTTAATCCAGCATTTAACATTTTCCGCCCTGTCCATAATCAATACAGCTGCTGTTCCATCAGACAGCACGCAGTGAATACGGGTGTCAGGCTGGCGTTGAACGGCAAGCCTTACAATACCGGGCTCGCAAACTTCTGGTGCGGCAATGGTTTGGTCGCCTGACCCATATTCGTAATCCGCCCCATCAAACGATATTTCGTATAATCTCGTTCCACCACGCTGCACATAGAAGCCTGTTTTATCTACCTTCAAAGCCTCTACCGCCGCCGATCCCTGCGTTGATATATCTTTGATAGTAAACGCGGTCGTGGTTAAAGGCTCATCTAACGAGGATGATTTACAGGAGTTTTCCGATCCTTGTGTGCCTAATATCAATCTCTGCAAAGCCATTATCCAGATAATAGTATCTACCGGCCCTTCCCCTATCGTTCTGGAGATGGGCGCACTATCCCCAACTGTCGTATCGTCGTAGCTTTCATAAGCATCCGACACCGATCCCCACACCCCATTTTTGCCGGCCCACCATAGGCGGCCTTCATATAACCTGGTGGCGCTAGGGAACCCGCGCCTGGATGACCAGGCACCTTCGCCCCAGTCATCCGTTGCCGCGGTGCCCCCTAAATCCGTAATAACCTCAGCATCAACCGACGTGCTGCTTGTATAACCGGTGATCCTGACTATCCCATCGACCGATCCAATAGAATAAGTTAGGGTTAATACAGCAGTCCCCGATGTAAAGTCACCGGTTTTTACCCCGATCCGATACCAGGCAGTTTGATTATCAAGGCTGTCATCGTAGCTTACGGTCGCATTATTAGTGTAGGTAGTAGCGTCTTCCCATGGGCCTGTATCTGAATCCAGGGATCGCTGTAATGTCACGGTGGCTGACCATGTGCCGGTACGTGTGACTGTGAATACTCGTTGTGACCCAACCCCCGTCACCTTGATGGCGCTTGTAAAAGAGTTTTCCACTGTCACTGAGGCGGTAACAGTTTGGCCGGAGGAGGTGATGCGAAACAATGACCCAACATTCGTGGATTTAAAATATCCCGATGAAGCGGTGATAGTAATGTTCCCGGATAACGCAGAAGCCGTCATAGTGATCGGGCCTATATTAACCTTACGGAAAGGCCCGTCTTCAGGTTCGTATTTAACCAGCGACCATGATCGGGTGGTTCTTCTTTCTATCTTTCGCTGCTGGTATCCGTCTACTGCAATGTAAATAATGTCGGCTGATTGTGTAACCCGTATCTTGCCAATATCGGCCTCGGCAAAGGGGGATGTAATAGTTACCGCGCCGACAGTTTCAACTGAACAACTATCTACCAATACCTGCCTTTTTAGCGTGGAAGAAAACCGTATATGAAAATCACCCGTGGGCGTGAAGGCAAGGGAATGATCGCCTGTACCAAGAACTGCCCTGCTAAAATAGTCATCATCCCCCTGCGTAGACCCTACCGTGAATGTGACCGGGCCGCGCTCTACAACAATCGTCAAGGCGTGTTCAACGCTCTGATCGCCCGCAGCCACCGTGACTTGTTGATCGCGGATTGCCGCAGCCGTGCCATTCCCCGTTAATCCCAGGTATCCGCCCGTCACCCAGGCTGAAGTTCCCCCGGCTTCATCCGAGTCTGTCCAGCTGGTTAAATCCGCATCAAACGTGCCATTGGCTACTGCGCTGGCAACCGTTGATCTTGTTAGTACCGCATCTGATAACCAGATACGCATATTTGTGTCGGTGAATTCAAGTAATGCCGTATCGGTGGTGGAAAAAATAAACGGGACAAAATACGCCTTGTTGTCGCCTCGTGTTTTGGCAAGATACTGAAAGCCGGGTCTTAGCATCATCGACCCGAGAACACGTGGCATCCAGTTCGTGTGTGTTTCTGCGCCTAATTTCAGGCGGGCAATATCGGTTCTGGCCAGGCCTAGTTGGGATATTATCCCTCTGTTAAACGCCTGAAGTGCGGCGGTTTCTCTAGGCATCAGCCTATCAACTGGTTGCGGTTGCCTCGCCGTTCCCGCGATCCGCCGATATTGCGGGAACGTGTCCAGTTACCGGGCGGAGGAAATTTTGTCGGATCGGACATAGCATCGTGACTCTTTGCCATTTTAAGCATGTCTTTTTCTAACTGGACGGCCTGTTCTTTTTTCTTATCGTCTGATGTCTGTTTTAACACTACGCCGGTGGCGAAGTGTGAGGCCACGTAATCCTTGAACTTGGCCGGCCATTTAGCTAGGTCCATGCCGTAATTAGCGTCATCAGATACATACCTGACATATATAATGTCTAAATCGGCATACCAGTATCCCGCTTCATCGCTATATTGAATCAGCGGGGTCTGGAAGTATTCATCACTGCAGACAGCGGAGGTTAGCCGCCAGTCGGTCGGTTTTAGAAAAGCCCTCGATACGCCGAACTCTGGGGTGATGTCTGTATCATAATCTAGCCTGACGGCGCGCATGGCAAACTTCCATTGCCCAGACTCCAGACAGTGTTCAATCCCCTCGTTGTCCCACATGTGATCCAATAACCGGCGGGGTTCCCTGTCCTCTGTGAGTGAGGCCAGGAAACGCTCGCCCGCCATAATCAGGGCATCATTGTAGAGCTTGAGCCGATCTGTGGCCATTTAACCTATCTCTTTTTCTATCTGCCCGGCACGCTTGATGGCGTCTTCCTTATCAGGGATGGTGTCTTCGATAACCTCACCATCGCTTTTACGCACAACACAGAACTTGAGATGTGGGCCTTTCCACTTGGCCTCATACTGTGCATCTGGAGATTGTTTGGTTTCGCTGTTGAGTTCAATATGGCTGATAACCTTGCATTTAACCCAGGCCTTGCCTTTTGACAGCACCAGAAGTTCGGCATAGAACGAACTGTCATCAGTGCGAACTTCGATCTTGTCATACGGCTTGATGTTGGGTTCGACATAAGCCCAGAAGCTGGGATCAAGTATGTCATCCATGGTTATTTTGGGTTCCACGGTGGCCACGTAGATCACGCGTTCATATTCCGCGTTTTTAAATCTTGGTGTGGTCAGCCGTATATCGGTGATTTTTTGTGCTGCTTCCATAGTTCCTCCTAAAGATGGAGGCCCCGAAGGGCCTCCGGTTTATTAGGCGTGAGTCGATGTTAATGACGCGCCTGTGGACAGGGTGGCACCCGATGTCGAAACCCCCGTAACAGTACAAATAAATGTCTGTACGCTGGAACCGGCACTGGAGAACTGATTACCCAAAACAAGGTCGCCAGGGCGCATGCCCAGGTTCTTGCCGTCGGTAAAGAAGTTGCTTGCCAGAATGTCAGTTGAATAGTTCGTAGAAGTATAGAACCATACCTGACCCCCTTGCTGGTGTTGTGTTGCTGTCGCCGTACTGAGCCCGGTAGTCCCTGGCAATGATGCAATCTGCCCTACCAGTAAACGAGGCGGGTTAGCGACACTGGATGCTGCTGTTGAGCCTGAATATGCCATGATACCCTCCTTATGCTCGAGCCGAGCCGTCGTGAGTAATATCGATTACCCCGGCGGTCTGCAGCAGTTTTGATCCCATGTACATGGAACACCGAGCAAAGGAATAATCATCCTCATCATCATAGCCCACGGCCATGTCCATACCGCTTGTGTTAGCGGCGTGTCCAATAGCAGACTTGTGATAGAGAAAGGATTTTTCCGAACTGGTGCCTTTACCAGGCAGGTTGGGATGTTCGACGATAAGCGCGTTGCGCCACTTGTAAGCCATCGGCTTATCCTGCCAGCTTGGATTGGTGCCGGCATACGGCCGCAGATCAACATATTCTGCGTTCGCAAACTCTGGCGCTTCCTCCAGGTAAGACAGAAAAGACGGCTGACAAAGCAGTGTGATGTTTGAATCCCACGGCACTGAGGCATTTGACAGTTTGACTCTGCCGTTCTGGAACAACGAAACGGATGGAATCGTTGAACTAGAACCGAGTGTCACTGTGCTCGTGTCCAGTTGAGTGATAATCAAATCGTCGATTTTACGATTGATAACCCCCATTGTGGTTTTCTGCATGATTTCACGCTGGTCGCCCTGCGATGCAAAAATGTTAAAGTTCGTTTTGCGAACCTTGTCATGCCATTCTTGCAGGATGCAGGAGTTTTGGGCGTTCGTGTCCGAACGGGCAGGTATCATACCGTTTACACCACGGCTGACAGCACTGGCATCACCAGAATCGGCGACCAGGAACACGGCTGTGTTACCTTTGATCACCGCCTCAGTCGTTACTGTCTCGCGTAGTAACGAATGATACTGTTCAAACCCGGCAATAAACTCCTGCCTATATTGTGTTTGAAACGCTGTGTCACTCATTTTGTGACCTCCTTTGCTATGAATTTGAACCATTCACACCGGGGAGGCCATCCAGTCATTTGTTGGGGATGCCTTTTCAGGGGCCAACGCCTAACTATCAGGGGCCGTGTTTCTGGCGTACAAACTACATTTATCACATATTAATCATTCGCCTAAACGCATTTGCGTTAAGATGCTTTTTTAGTGTTTTTGTCCCGATAGGCAATAAGCTCTCTATACCGCTTCTGCATATTCTCGTCTTTATTGTATGACTTGCGATCTTCGCGCATGGCTTTCTCAATCGACGCGATTTCATCCTCTACCCTGGCCGGGGTTGTTTCACCGCCGCCGGGTACTATCGGGCTTATCGGATTGATTTGACGGGCAAGCGAGGACAGCCACTTCAGGGTTTCAAAGTCACTGCCCAGCGGGGTGCCGTCAGTCTTTCTGGCGTTATATATGCTGGCCTTAACTTCTGGTGGGGCGAGGGCTAGAAGACCTTCAATACCGTTGAAGTTCTGCTTGTAGTCATCCCCCCATTCTGCGCGCATCTTGTCGCTAACCTGTTCGGCGATCTCTTCATCTTTACTTTCCCGCTCCTGCATCTGTTGAGACTGGAATTCGTAGTACCATTTGATACCGTCTTTTACGACTTCTGGTGGGGCATTATTAGCGTGCATGCGCTCGACAAAGGCATCGACAGCCACTTTGTCGTCCTCACCAATCACCAGGCCATCGTCGAATGACAGGTCGTACTTGTCGGGAGATACGGGGATGCCGTTTTGTTCTCGCCAGGCTGACTTTTCTTCATCCGTCCCTTCACCAGGGAAGGGTTCGTTGGCCTTGTATTCGCCGCTTCTGACCTTGTTCTGTGTGGCTATCAGGGCATCAAAGGCATCATTCGGGGTGTTGTAGCGGCTCAGTCGTTCCAGCTTATCGGTGTCTTCACCGGCATAGGTTTCGCGCCA